CTTTTTGTACCAACAAAGAACTTACCATTCTCTGGATTCGTTCCTGCAAACACAGCAGGAGCACCATCCCATTTTACAGTTACATTTACTTTCGATTTTGCATTACCAGACAACATATCTTGTAATGATTCTAAAAAGTTTGTAACTTCTGAGATGCCATCAGCACCAAAATTGAAGATTTCATCTTCTGCGTGTTCAAGATGCAGATTCTTTGATTCAGTTAAAAATGTTAAAAACGACTGCATTTCTGTGGTATTCCCTTATGATAAAATGTATTTCTTATATTTATAATAACATATCATTGACAAAACGTCAATACCAATTACAACTAAATAAATGTGTAAAGATTTTGTTAAAATAGGAGAACTATTGTGGATTTTGGTATGATTACAGAAATAGTCACTAAATTAGGAATACCTATTGCTTCTGCGTTAGTTGGTGGCTTTTTTATCTTTTTAATTCTCAAATATATATTAGAGAGTGTAACAGGACAGGTAGATTTTCTACATAATGTTATTACTTCTTTAGATAATCGTGTAAAGACTATGAATAACGATATTATTCGTATTGATACTCTAGTGAGTAGTGCTTTGGGTCTTGCACCAGATACAGAGAGAATTGCACGGGCTGATGGGAAAATTGACGCAAGGAAAGATTAATGGATGGTGTGATTAAGTTAGTTGAAGAATTTGGTTTTCCGATTGTGATGACTTTTGGTATGGGTTATTTCATTTGGTTTGTATGGAGATTTGTAACGACTGAATTAAAACCAAAGTTAGGAGAAGCATCAGGTGTATTGATTGCTTTGATTGATCGTATAAGAATGTTAGACAATGATTTAATAAGATTACAACAGAAAGTAAATGTTGTTTTAGAATATAACGAAAAGGAAGAGGATAAAAAAGAATGATACTTATAATTTTAACCATTTTATGCTTTTTTGCTTCACCGATTTATGCAGACGAACTGACGCACACATTTAAGAACCCTTCGTTTAGTGGAAAGGGTTATTC